GGTAACGAATTTTCGTTTTTGGAAAGTACTGGACTTACATAACTGTTACCTACCTTGAACATCTACTTAAAGACTCGTTAATAAATTAACTTTGCAATCGTTGGCCTACAATTAATGCCAGTAAATTATTCAGTTCTTTTTAAGAAATGAGTTAATAATATATTCATAGCTTCTTTCTTTTCATCTTTATCAGACGAAGTTTTATAAATCTTTTTTTGATCTATATATATTTGATATTTTAAATCAATTTTATCTTGTCTTTTATCATGTATTTTTATTTTATTTTCTTTCTCCCATTCCTCTATGTCTGATTCAACTATAACAATGTCATACCAATCATAAAAAGTATTAGGGTGTACTTTATCAATTTTTTTTCTACATTCTTCCACTATTTCAGTTCTTGATAATCCTTTTCTAATTAATTCTTTCATGTATTCCATACATGATTCTCTATTAGGATTTACATTTACCATTAATCAATTCTCCTACTGGTAATTTGAATCTCTCTTACTAAATATCTAACTGATTCTTCATAATCTATTTCATTACCTTTTTGGGGTAAAAAGAAAGTAGCATCCCTTTCTGCTAATTCACAAAGTGCTGAAAGAATATTCAATAAAACTCTAACTTTTTGTTCAATATTCATTATTTAATCCTCTTTAACTTTTTACCTACTTCTTCTTCAAACTCTAATTCTTCTTTAATTTCTTCTTCAGTTTTACCTACTCCATATCTACTTTTTTCCATTTTCATATAATTATCTTCAATAAAATCATTATCCTCAAAAAAAGTCATACAGTTTTCTTTATTAATTTTTTTTAGCCTTTCAATAACATCTTCTCTATAAAGTTCTCCAGAACTATTTATATGATTTACTAATCTAACTATTACTAGTTGATTTTCTGGAGATAACTTATCAATGTGAAAGGGAACTTTCATAATGTGTTCATTCATGATTTTTTTATATAAGAATGTAATAATAATGATATCATAAATATAGTTTATGTACATACATTCATGTCGAGAGTTAAACAATTCATTCAAGATCATTCAGACTTGCCCATTCAGGACATTCAAGACTTACTTCATTCAAAACATTCAATAAATTCTAAAAAAGAAAAATTCCAGGATTTTGATTTTTTATTTCAATTTTTGATTTTTTACTTTTTAAAAATTAAATAATTTTTAATAATCACTTGGTAATGTATTTATATAATTCATACTTGTCATATTATCTTTAATAATAAAATGATCTTTTTTTCTTATAGTTGTAAACCTATCTTTTTTAAATTTACTTTCTAAGTTTTTAAAATATCCTTTTTTTTGAGTCCCGTGTATCAATAATGCGAAGGGATCAGGTTTAAAACAACTTGAATCATCTTTATCTATTTTGTAAGGTTTGCCAATATGTTCAATACCTTTTTTTATTGCTTCCTCTTCAGAATTAACTACAATTGCCCATCTTTTAAAATATCCCTTATGTATTAAATCGTCACGTTTACCACCAAAAGAAGCGGTTAAAAAGAAATTATCAGGTATTGAGACATTAGTCCCGAATAAATGCAAACTTTTAGAATAACAATAAAATTTTAAATTAGGGTTTAATCTTGCTACTGCAAACCAACTTCTTAAATATTCCCCATTAAAAAAGTCTCCCGAACTATGAATTCTAACTTTATCTATACTTTTAGTTATATGCTTTTGAATCGAAGCATTAATTAATTCATATGTTTTAAAATATCCGTTTTTACTTCTTAAAGTTTTTAAAATTAAATCTAAATTATATTTTCTAGCATTATATACGTTTTTATATTGAGCTTCCTGACTAGCTGCAAAACATCTAAATTTATTTTTATCCCCATCCTTAACAGTTAACTTGCCATTATCATTCATAACAGCATAACTTTGGCATTCATTAGCCATTGGGCAAGTTTTACCCGCAGGTAAATCAAAAATTAAAGTGTTTTTTAATTTTTTATTACCTTTTGACATTTTTAAAAGTTCATTCATGATGATTTATAAAAAATTGGAAGGTTAAAAGTATTTGAAAAAATACTTTTATTTAAGGATCAGTTTTAAATGATCCCTAAATGAAAGTATTAAAAAAATAAATTGTTATCCTCTAGCTCAGTTATTAACCCGTCAAAGTCTTCACTTGGTGGTAACACTGATAATAGAGCATTAACTTGTAATGCTCCATATTCAGACTTTAAATAATTTATATATTCACTTCGACTGTTAAAGCCATCCTCTAAATATCTATCTAAAGGAATAGTTCGTTCTTTATCGATAAAATTCATTTTGAAATAACCTCTAAATTTTTTAAAATGTAAGATTTAAACTCAATTAAAGAATGAAGCTCTTTAGTTGAAGTTGAGATCGCTTTATGATTCTCTTCTAATTCGTGATTAGTTCGACACTCTGGAAGATAATTTCTACAGTATCCAATATTCTCACGTAAAAAGAAAATCCTATCATCGATAAGATTTTCTATAATTTTGATTTGATTGTTATTAAAATTCATTTTAATAATCCTCTGGGAACATTATGCAGGTATTGTTATAATCAGCTTTTGTATATTCTTTTAAATCCATTTGATTTTCTTTTATTCCATAACCTACAGTTTTAATCCATATCTTTTTACCAGTGCTTAAAATATAAACTGCTAATATATCGCCGCCGTTTTCATTCTTTACAGCTTCGTTATTCATTTGTATGGAATCACTCTCAACAATTCCCCAATCTTGACAAAAGTATTTATTTTCTAATATAGAAAATACTTCCATAGCAATATTAAAATCTTTATCCATATAGTGACTTAATGCACTTGAATAATGAATAAAGCCAAAATTTGACTCTTTTAATTTTTTTGTTGGTGTTGTGGTCATTTGTAAAAATAAATAAGTTTACATTAATATGATATCAAAATACTGTTTATATGTAAGGTATTATTTAAAACATTCAATAAAAAAACATTCAAAATTTCATTCAAAATTGCATTCAAAAATTCATTCAAAATATTATTAGTTACTATTAGTTTATTTTTTTTTAAATTTTTTTTTATTTTTTTTTAGTCCAGGAATTTTTTTATTCTCAATAAAAAAAATTATTGAGAATAGGTAATTAAAAAAATACTCACTATTTCTAGTGAGTAATTTATTTTTAATCTAAGAAATAATTTTCATAATCTTTTTTAGATGGATTATAAATATTTACTTCTGAACAACTTTCCGCTAACTCTGGGTTAAGAGTATTAAAAGCGAAGTTGTAAGGATCAGGATCATAAAATTGTTTTAATTCTTTTTGATCTAAAAATATTTTTATTTTTAAATCTGATCCGAATTTTGAATAATCCAAACCGATTGCTT